AGTAAATTAGAGGCTACAGTAATTGCAGCCTCAATTGTTGCAGGGTGAATATATTTAGACACGTCTATAGTGCATAGGTGAATAATCTCCTTCCCAAGATAATGATCTTAAGGTAGCAGGAGATGGGTGACTTGATTTTAAAGTTAGTTCTACATTTGTATTTCTTTCATAAATAGGTATTTCTTTTATTATTTCTTCTACAAATGGTGCATCAGATGATTCATATTGATCAGCTGGTGTTGATTCATATATTTCAGTATAATCAGCTTTACCTACTCTAGTTAATGTAGTTTCATATAATCCAACTTTACCGAAATTTAATTTAGCTCTATGAATAGTTAGTTTAGAATTGACATCAGAGTTTACTGAATTACCTTCCATTTTTTGTAAATAAAATCTAGGAAACTTAACACTATACTCATATAAATAACCAAGATATATAGTTGTTATCTGTTTTCTTAGTCTATGAGTACCTGTACCAGTACTAGATATATTTATATTGGTTTGATTTGTAGGAAAAACGTAAGCGTTAGCAAGAGCCTCACTAGTAGCTAATTTAATCTTTTGATCATTTACTTTTATTACATAGTATACAGTATTATTAGCTAAACCACCAGCTGTACTTAGTCCTTCTATCCATCTAACTGGATCACCAGTTTCTAAACCATGTTTATAAGGACTAGTAGTTAATGTAAGTTCATCAAGTGCAGTACTTACATCAGAATTATCTATATACCATTTTTGAGAATACTCCCAATTTCCAGGTAATGTGAAATCATCTGGATTACCAGACGCATCGTTGACAATAGTAACATTATCATATCTAGCTAATCTTCTAGTATCAGTATCTAGATCTAATGCTACAAGTGTACCATTAGGTGAAGTAACTTCATCTATCCATTGTGATTTATTCGTATATTTAGTTAGATCTGTAGACTCGTTATACTCGCCAAACCAACCAGTAACTTTAGTCCAATTATCAAGATGTATTGGATAATTTACACTATCTTGATCAATACTTAGATCTTCATCTGATTGTATTAAATTAATTTTTTGTAGGAAATCATTAGAATCTAAAAAATAATATTCATCATTAATAATGAAATGCCATTTAATAGTAGTATTATGTTTCCATTTAAACCATGCAGATTGAATTCTATTCTCACCTTGATTGATGTATTTATATCCTATTACTGTATCTGAATTTGTTTTACCAAATAATACTATACCGTTTTCTCTAGAATTAGCTATTAAATCTAAATTTTTAGGTAATATTCTCGGTACTACTTCACTAGTATTAACTACAGCTGCTTCTTGTTCTCTACCGATACTAGCCATTTCCATGAAACGACTGTACTTATTAGAATTATCTATGTATCCAATAGTAGCACCTAATGATATAGGAGGTACAGTAGTATGATAATTATACATAGCTACTGATCTTAATTTAGCAGTATCTGGATTCATTATTTCAGCATCTGAAGAAAATAAGAATTGTTCATTAGTACTGAAACATAATAACCCAGCTGGTATTTCTATTGCATCAAATAAATCAGAAGGATATGTAGAAGAACAGGATATATCTATAGCATCAACAGCTGAAACAGTTAGTGCTGTGTCTGCCCAGAAATTAGGTTTAACTAAATTCCCAGGTTG